CACTAGCTGAGTCTTATAAAGACAATGGTGGTGAAAGAAAAGAAGTTGTTAAGGAATCATATGCTAGTAAGAAATCTGGTGGAACTGCACCAAAGACTAAAATCATTACTGAGGAAAGTCAAGTAGCAGACCGTTTCAGAAAGCTTGCTGGTCTTAAATCTTAAACCGCTTTAATTGGAGAACGATAAAATGAGCGAATATATAAATGAATCTCTACTTGATGCTTCACCTATAAAGAAGCAAAAAGAAGAGAGCGCGAAACTCATTACTAAGTGGGAAAAATCTGGACTTTTAGAAGGAATGGAAAATGATTGGCAAAAATCTGGTATGGCTGTATTGCTTGAAAACCAGGCTCGTCAGTTGATTTCTGAAAATTCTAAAACTTCTCCTAACGCCGGTGCTGGTGTTGGTGACGAAGAATGGTCAGGAGTTGCTCTTCCACTTGTAAGGAGAGTTTTTGGTAACATCGTTGCACAGGAACTTGTTTCTGTTCAACCGATGAATTTACCTTCTGGTCTTGTATTCTATCTTGATTTCAAGTATGGAACAAGTGCTGGTAAATTTACTTCCGGTGATGATATTTACGGAAAAACAGGTCCTAACTCACCATCTGGTTCAGTTGCTCCTTTCGGAGAAGGTGGACTTTACGGTGCAGGTCGTTATGGATATTCCGTTAACCTAACACAAAGTGCTGCTGTATCTTTAACAACTAACGCTATAGCATCCGATAAAGATATCGACTTTGATTCTGAGATATCTGCCAGTTCAGCACCTGGTACTTTGTTTAAAGTATCTGGTGACATTGGTTCACTGCTACAAGCTGATAATACTTCAGTTCGTTCTTGGAACTTCGCACTAACACCAGCTGCTGGTACTTTTAATTCAGTACTTGGTGAATTTAGTAGTGTTAGTGGCAACACACTTAACTTGATTGTTTCTGCTTCTGGCGTTAATGCTGCTACTGGTTCATTCACTATTGACTATGTAAAAGAAAACACTGCTGGTAACAGAGGTGATTTTGAAGACAGAGTTGGTGATGCTACTAGTGATAGTCTAAGTATACCTGAAGTTAACCTTGAAATGAGGTCTTTACCAATCGTTGCTAAGACTCGTAAATTGAAAGCTGTTTGGTCACCTGAGCTTGCTCAAGACTTAAACGCTTATCATTCTGTAGATGCTGAAGCTGAATTAACTTCAATGTTAAGTGATTACATCTCAATGGAAATTGATTTGGAAATCCTTGACATGTTAATCAATGATGCAGTCACAGTTGATTTCTGGTCAGCAAAAGCTGGTGATGACTTTGATGCTGCTACAAACCTTTTCGTAAATACTACATTCTACGGAACTCGTTTTGAGTGGTATCAAACTCTTGTATCCAAGATTCAAAAAGTATCAAACGAAATTCATCGTTTGACACTTCGTGGTGGTGCGAACTTCGTTGTTGTTTCACCGAAGATTGCAACAATTCTTGAATCACTACCTGGATATGTAAGTCAGCCAGGTGATGGTGGAAACGAACAGTTTAGCATGGGTATCTCTAAGATAGGTCAAGCTGCTGGTCGTTACACCGTTTATAAGAATCCATACATGAATGAAAATTCAATATTAGTCGGATTCAGAGGAAGTAACTTCTTAGAAACTGGTGCTGTATATAGTCCTTACGTTCCGTTGATTACAACTCCATTGGTATATGATCCTAGTGATTTTACACCAAGAAAAGGTGTGATGACGAGATACGCTAAGAAGATGATTCGTCCAGAGTTCTATGGTTTGATTCATTGTAAATCACTTGATTTAGTTTAATCTAATCATAATTCTGATACATAACATAAGGGGAAGACTTCGGTTTTCCCCTTTTTGTTTTTATAAAGTATATATTTATAGGTAGGAGAATTACATTATGCCGAAATTACAATTTGCTTATGAAGATCCAACAAGTGCTTTTGTCGAAGGACAAACACCTTACGGAACTTATGATTCAGATGCCACTTTTCAAACAGATATAATTTCTGTGACTAAATGGTGTGCCAAACGACTTGGATTTCCAGTTTTACAACTAGAAATACCAAGTGGTTCTATATTTGCTTGTTTCGAAGAATCAGTAAATGAATACTCACAACACATAAATAATTATAATATAAAAAATTGGATGTGGGAGCAATATGGTGAGAAGAATAGAATTTCAGGTTCATTAAGTACAGGCTCTGCGAATCCTGTTACACCAACATTAGGTTCTTCTGTAACTCTTTCAGATAAATACGGACAGATAGTTGGACTGAATGAAAACTATGATTTAAAAAAAGGATTTATAACACTAACTGGCTCAAAACAAGATTACGATTTACAAAATGTTTGGGCTAATGTAAGTGAGAGTGGAAAAAGAATTGAAGTTCATAGAGTGTTTAATCACCAACCAGCTGCAGTATCAAGATTCTACGATCCTTATGCCGGAACATTTGACCAAAGACAATTGTTAGATGCCTTTGGATTTGGTAATGTATCTCCAGCAATATCGTTTGTGTTGAAACCAATATCTTACGACTTAGCTAGAGCAAATGCCATTGAAACATCGGATTTGGTAAGAAAAAGTGCTTATTCTTTTGAATTACACAATAATAAATTAAGAATATTTCCAGAACCTCAAGATGGAGATGATGGTGAAAAGATATGGTTTGAATACTATGTTAAAGATGATATTAGGAATACCAACAATGTCAGTGCTTCTTTACAAGGAGGCGTGTCAGATCCTTCTAATGTCCCATATAGATTCATTACTTATAGCTCCATCAATCAACCTGGTCGTCAATGGATTAGAAAGTATACTTATGCTCTTTCTAAAGAATTATTAGGTATTATAAGAAGTAAATATAGCTCAATGCCGATACCTGATGGAGAGGTTACACTAGATGGTGAAGCTTTAAAAACCGAGGGTAGGGAGGAAAAAACACAACTATTAGAAGAGTTAAAAGAATTTTTAGAGTCAGTAAGTTTAACAGAAAAATTAAAAGCAGAAGCAGAAGAGTCAAATGCTCAAAGAGAGGTATTAGCAAAAGCTCCTCTACAAATATACATAGGATAAGAGATGCCATATATAATAGCAGAACCATGTGTTGGTACTTGTGATACTGCTTGTGTCGAAGTTTGTCCAGTAGATTGTATTCACGGTCCTTATGACACAGAAGGTGCCGGTGCTGAGGCAAAGGTAGATGGGTTTGTACCAAAAGAAACTGATTCACTTTATATAAATCCTGAGGAATGTATTGATTGCGGTGCTTGTGAACCTGAGTGTCCTGTTGAAGCAATATTTGAAGAAAGTGAAATGCCAGATGAATGGCAAAATTACATCAAAAAAAATTATGACTTTTTTGGTTTGGAGATGAACTGATGTCTGCAACACGACCATTTTTTATTTCTCAAAAGGAAATAGACTTAGTTGACCACATGAATGAAGAACTTATCGATGAGATAGTTGGTCAGTCTGTTGATATTTACAAAGTAGCAACTGAACACACACCATCAAACATATATGGAGAAAGTTCCACAAAGTATTTTAATGTAGGGTTTAGAGTCAATTGTCTAATACGATATAATGCACCTGAAGTAGAACAATTTCAAGAAGCAGGACCAGACACGAACTCTACGATTGATTTGATGTTTCAGAGAAATAATTTAGCGAGTGGTTCACTAAACTTTTTTCCTGAGGCTGGTGACATCTGTGATTGGAACGATTGGTATTGGGAAATAAATGGAGTGACTGAACCACAACTTATTGGCGGTCATCCAAACTTTAGTCACGCTATAAAGGCTACAGCACATCGTAGTAGATTGTCATCAATTAACATAGAGGAACGACCAAGATAATGGCTATTCAATTATTAGATAAAACACTTGTGATGAAACCTCGTAGGTCACATCATGTCAAACCTGTTAGGGTAGAAGAGGTCGTTGATGAAACCATTGAGAACGTATATGGAGAGCCGAAAGCTGATAGGTTTGATGAGATAATAGATTTACTGAAACAAGGTAATATTTATGGAGAGAAAGAGAATATTACTTTAGGAGCAGTCGATGTTCCAATTGAGAAACAAATATCAATAGATAAAGTTTCTACCAAAGGATTAAAGTCTGAAGAGTATAAAAATAATTCAGAAAGTAAGTTAGATAAACTAAGGAAATTACGCCGTGGCAATTAAACCAATAACAAATGAAAATGCCGGATACGAGTCAAATGTAAATCGTGGCGAACAAACTAGCATAAGAAGTGAAAAAGGAAACCCTAAAGTAGTCATTAAGAAACCAGGTGGTCAAAACGCCGGTAAAGGATTTTCCATTGGTTTAAAAGAAATAGATACTGCTGTTATCAAACACATCCGAAACATCATGAAACCAAAGGTAAGAGAACAGAATGAGATTATTTCTGTGCCTGTTCTTTATGGTAATGAAGAAAGATGGAAGTCTATAAAAGATAGAGGAACACTAAGAGATAAAAATGGCGTAATCATTTTACCGATGATAGTGGTAAAAAGAACATCGGTGGGGTTTGATGATGCTATGCCTCTTTCATTTGATAATGATGTAAGGGGAAAATTTGTATCTGTAATTCGTTCAAGTAGTGGTTGGAGTAAAAATAATAGATATGATAGGTTTGCTGTTTTGACAGGCCAAAAACCTGTGCAAGAGTTCGTAAAGACTGGCATGCCAGACTTTGTAACATGTAACTATAGTATTGTTATGATGACATCTTTTATAGAACAAATGAATGATTTAAATACACTTTGGATAGAACATTTAGAAACTTACTTTGGTGACCAAACTAGTTATCGTTTTTTATCATCACTTGATGGTGATATATCAAACGAAATAGAAATGGAATCACAAGGTGAGAGAATAATACGAAACGAGTTCAGTATGACCATTAAAGCATATATGATACCTGAGTTCACTGATAATGTATTTGGTAAGACTGCTGAATTAGGTAGAGCTTACACACCAAAAAAAGTTATTTTTTCCGAAAAACTTTTATAATTATATATGTATATAATTGTTATAACAAACTAAATTAGAGGTTTTTAAAATGTCAGAAGTAAAATTTACAGAAAAAGAACTACAGTCTCTTCAAGAACTTTCTACTAAGTCTAATGAAATTACCAATAGATTTGGTCAGTTAGCTATTGCTAAGATTAACTTAGAAAAACAATCTGAAGCAGTTGAAGAAGAAGAGTTTAAACTTCACGAAGAGTTAGAAAATCTTAAAAAAGAAGAACAAGAAACTCTTAAGTCAATTACCGACAAGTATGGACCTGGTTCATTAGATCCACAAACAGGAGTATTTACTCCGTCTGTAGAGGTTCAACCTTCCAAAGAAGAAAAATAAAAATAACTTTCTCTATCTTTCCAAAATTAGGTAATATTTATATATGAATAATTGTATTAAATCTTACCTAATTTTTGGAGACAGCAAATGGCTGAAAAAATTCTATCACCAGGTGTATTTACAAATGAAATAGACCAATCGTTTTTACCCGCAACCGCAGGTCCTATTGGAGCAGCTGTTGTAGGTCCAACTGTAAAAGGTCCTATCCTTGAACCAACTATGGTTAACTCTTATTCCGAGTTTGTCAACTTATTCGGTGAGATAATAGAAAGTGGTAGTGACAATTATCAATATTTAACATCACATACTGCTAAAGAATATTTAAGAATAGGTGGTCCTCTAACAGTTGTTAGAGTTGCTGAACCTGAAGGTAACACATCAAAAGCTACTGCTGTAGTTTATAGTGGATCTGCTGCCGATGCTACCCAATTGTTTACGCTAGAGGCATTGGGAGATGGTCCTCAGTTTAATAACTTTGTAGGTACGGGTTCTAATATCGGAGCTAATGGTCTACTTACTCCAAGAACACATTCTGCTACAAATGACCTACTTCTTTCTGGTAGTTATGGTGGGAGATCTGATAACTTTCGTTGGGAGGTCACTCAAAGAAATCTATCTAAAGGAACATTTACATTAACTCTTCGTCAAGGTAATGATACACACAATAGAAAAGTAGTCATTGAAACACATGAAAATTTAAGTTTTGATCCTGCGTCAACCGATTATATTTTAAAAAGAATTGGAAATCAAACAACGACTGTTGTTGTTGAAGATGGTGTTGCTTATAATAGACCAAGTGGAGACTTTCCAAATAAGTCAAAATTTGTTAGAGTAAGTAGTTTTCCTGATGGAAGAAAAACACCAAATTATTTAGATGCAAATGGTAATGTGACAACTGCATATGCGGAATCTAGTTCTTTCTTTCCATTACTCGGTAGTGGAAGTTATGGTGGTTCATTTGGTACAGGAACACAGATATCAGGTGAGGCAGATCCTGGTAGTGGACAATCTGCTGGTTCAAATGGTGATGAGAATGTTTCACATCCATTTAAATTTTATGGTGATATAGATAGTTCAAATTCACAAGGTATCGATATGTCAGCGTCAGCTACTAAACCTGCTGGTGTCACTCAAGGTGGTGGGTATGCTACTGCTATCAGTATCTTAAGTAACAAAGACGAATATGATATAAATCTACTTTTCTTACCTGGTGTAATTGACCAAGCAGTAGATGTTAATCATAATAAAATTATAGGACAGGCAATTGAAATGTGTCAAGACAGAGGTGACTGTTTCTTGGTATATGATAATGTTGCTTTGACTTCTAATGTGGCAACCGCAAAATCAAATACTGAAGCTCGTAATTCAAGTTTTGCAGCTGTTTATTATCCTTGGATACAAATTCAAGATGCGACTGCTGGTGTAAACAGATATGTTCCACCATCAGTTGTTATTGCTGGAGTTTATAACTTTAACGATACTATCGGACAACCTTGGTTTGCTCCTGCTGGATTGAACAGAGGTGGTATTGATTCTGCGGTTAGGGCATATAAAAAATTAACACAGGCAAATCGTGATGACTTGTATGATTCAAATGTCAATCCGATTGCTACCTTTCCTGGTCAAGGCGTCACTGTCTTTGGACAGAAAACAACACAGAAAAAAGCTTCTGCTCTTGACCGAGTAAATGTAAGAAGATTATTAATCAATCTTAAGAAGTTCGTTGCTAACTCTTCAAGAAATCTTGTGTTCGAACAAAATACAAATTCCTTAAGAAATCAGTTTTTAAATACTGTTAATCCTTTTATGGAAGAAGTTCAAGCTAACAGTGGACTGAATGCTTTTAGAGTTGTGATGGATGATACTAACAATACACAAGAGACAATTGATAGAAATCAATTAATAGGACAAATATTTATACAACCAACAAGGGCTGCTGAATTTATTGTGTTAGACTTTGTTGTTCAACCGACAGGCGCTGCTTTTCCTGAATAGTTTTTAGGGAAATAGATATTTATTACTATAGGAGATAAATAATGGCAACAGTAACACCACAAGAATTATTTTACACACCGTATGAACCGAAATTAAAAAATCGGTTTATCATGGAGCTTGGAGATACAGGCATACCTGCTTTTACAATCAAGACGATGCAAAGACCACAAATAACTTTTGATGAAGTTGTTTTGGAACACATGAACATCACAAAGTATGTAAAAGGTAAAGGTAGATGGCAAACTCTACAGATTACTTTGTATGACCCGATTGTACCTTCAGCTGCTTCAGCTGTAATAGATTGGGTAAGACTACATCATGAAAGTTCTACTGGTCGTGATGGGTATCAAGACACTTATAAGAAAAACGTCACTTTTCAAGTTTTAGGACCTGTAGGTGACATTATTGAAAAGTGGACACTACACGGTACTTACATCTCAGATGCTGCTTTTGGTGATTTAGACTTTACTGATTCTAATCCTGTTGAAATTACACTAACCCTAAGATACGATTACGCTATATTGGAGTTCTAATGAAAAAC